GTGTGCTGGTTTTTGTGAGCATATTACCACGACCCATTTTTTGATTTACATATTCTTGATATGTGTCAGGTAAACCGTGATCCTCTACTCTTGCAATATAATATTCTTGTTCAGACATCAAATCATCACTATCAACCCCAGTAAGTTTAGGATCATTAGGGTTAAAATTAGGCATTTGGAATCCTTCAGGGAAGAATGATGAAACTAAAAGTTTTCCAACATCCAATGGATTACCAAAGAATAAAGGATTAGGAAGTTCTTTATCTGATGATATAAATCCTTTTAACATTTCTTTGAATTTTTTCATTCCAGGAATCTTTGGACCAATACCTGGTACAAGTTTTTCAGGAATGCTATTAATACCTAAACCAACAATATTCATTGCAGGTCCTTTCAATCCAGGCAGTTTAAATTTAGGAATCCCTTCAAAGAATCTTCCCATTGATTCTTTAATATAATTTACTGCTTTGCCACCAACATCTAATGCTCCTGCAAAATCTTTTTGTATTCTTTTTCCAACTGCTTCAATACCACCACCTCTAAACAAAGTATAGAGAAGAGAACCTCCATATTCACCAAGAATGCCTCCAATCATTGTACCAAGAATTGGAACAGGAATCAATGTACCAACAATCTCGCCAACTGCTGTTCCTAATGCCTTGAAGATTGATTCTTCTACACCAACATCAGGGTCAAGTAAATTTATACCAAGTACAAGGAGTGGTCCAATAATTGGAATCTTGATTTTACTTAATGGACCCTTTAATCTTTTAAGAAATGGTGCAGCACCTGCTATTTCTTGTGCCCCCTTACCACCCAGAATTTTTTTAAGAAAGGGACTTACTTTACCTTTAACTGCACCTGCAATCTCTCTTCCCTTAGTTAAACCTTTTGCTGCTAACTCTCCCCCTTCAGTCAATAATTTTCTTGTCCCAGCAGCACCAGATTTAAGAAGATCTTTTGCTTTTGTTATAGTTGGTGCTAATGCTTTTTTAGCAGACCTTATTCCAAGTCTTGTATCAAAGATTAACTCAGCTGCTTTATTACCAAGTCTTGTTTTTGATATTTTACTAGCAAGACGACCTATTGGAGATGCTACTGCTTTTTTAAATAGTTTACCACCAAATGATTTTAGTTTAGAGAGAGGTGCTGTTTCTTTTAAGAACCTTGCTATATTTTTTGCTGCTTGTATGCCACTCTTAATTCCATTACCTACTACATTTGCTAAGTCTTTTATTCTTTTGATTGCTGCTGCACCAAAATCAAATAGAGCATTACCAAGTCTTCTTAATCCTGCACCAATTAAAGAACCACCTTTCCTTAATATTGATGAGAATAATTTAAAAAATCCACTAAATCCTGCTTTAATAAATTTAAGTGGTGCCTTAATAGCACCTATGACAAAAGTTTTAAGTCCACTACCTGCTAATCTGAATGCTTGCAGTATTGCTCTTAGAGAAGCAAATACCAAGTAAAGATTATCTCTTACAAAATTAAATGCATCAATTATTTTTTTGAAACTCTTTACAAGAAAAAGGAGAAGACCACCAAGTAATATATTGGTGATGAATCCCATAAAATCAAATGCTTTTCCAATACCAGAAATTACACCAGAGGCAATACCTGCTGCTTTCTTTCCACCCTCAAGAAGTTGCTCCCTTTTTCTTTTTCTTAGTCTTGCTAATGCTGCTTTTCTATTCTTTCTTTCTTTAACTTCTCTCTGATATTGCCCCTTTAATGCATCATCAATAGAACCAGACAGTTTAATAATATTATTAAGTTGAGTACTAATTTTTTCAAAACCAATTTTAGAACCTTCTGTGCTTAATTTTGGATCCTCAACTATCATAGGTGATGATTTAACAATAGCACTGACACCACCGCCTTCAAGTGCTCTTACTAAAGCTCCACCTTTTTTAACACTACCACCACCAGAAACTTCTTTATCTTTTACTTTCTTCTTTCTATTTCTTATAAAATCTTTTGCTTTATCTTTAGCAACACTTTTTGCTTTATTTAAAAGAGCTTTTTTAGCACCTGCTTTTGCACCAGCACTCAATAAACCTTTAGCAAGAGGAAGTAGAAAAGCAGCCATATTATCCTACCAAACTATAGATTGATTTAATAATAAGAGTCTCAGTATTCATTGAATCTTGTGATGAGAAAGAGGGCACTCCTCTATTTCCATTTGCATTACCAGCAAGAGATGTAGGTGTAGCACCTTGTGGAATCTTTCCATTTTGATTTGAGGACATAATTACATTGGTTTTAACTGTTCTAGGTCCAGGTGCTTTTCTTGTTTGAGTGGATGAAATTGTTGCAGGTGCAGATGTGCCAGCAGTTTCAGCAGGATTTTTAACACTTGATGTAGCTGCTAAAGTCATCTTATCAAAATCAGATTTTTTAAGATTATAAGTTTTAACCTCTTTTCTCATACTCTCAGTGACAGTTACACCATCAACTTTATCTCCCACTTTGCTCATAAGGATTTTATTTCTTGATTCAGAACCCATGATAGTGAACAACTGAAAGTTTGTTGCACTAACTCCCTCTGCACTAGAGAATACATTTGTGGGCATCATACCTTGTGTTGTTGAAGTATCTTCAGTGGTATCTACTCCCATAAAACTCTTAATCTTAGATCTCATCTGGTTACCACCAGTGGATTTAACTTGTCTAGTAGAGAAAAATCCATCTGGATGCTTATATGGTCCAGGATTCAGAGAATCTAAATCCCACCTTTGAACACCGCCACTTAACTTTCCACTCTTAACACCTTGTCTTTCAATTTCACCATGAGTCATTACATTTTTATCAACATCAGCAGCAGTCTGACCATATGCTTTTAATATACCAGCTGTTTCTTTTGCCATGGCAGTGGTCTGAGCATTTGTCAGTGGATTTTCTCGCCATCCTCTACTATCACTGTATGGTTTTGTTGGTGATCCATGACCCATAGCAGCTGCTGCCAAAGCAATTGAGTTTGTATTATATCCACCAGTTCCATCTGCATTATCAACACCATATTGTGCTGTTCTCATTGGTTTCCCACTACCACTAAAGACTTGATGATATGGTCCAACATTTGAGTTATGACTTCCCCCAGTCCAGTGTAAGAATACTTTTGTTTTCTTTGCTTTTCCACCTGCTCTATCAGGAGAGTTGGCACCTGCTGTACCACCAACTAGACCACCACCAGAGAATCCTTGAGCATTGATTACACTTCCACCGCCATTTGCCATCTGAATGTTTGTGTTCATTCTAGGTATATTGTTACCACCACCAGCAGCATTCATAGCAAGTAGATTATCTGCACCAAACTTATTGACAGCACCTCTGCTCATGACAATCTCACCAGGTTGAGCAGCAATCAATTGAGTATCAGGTCCAGCACCTTTTATATTAACACCACTATTATTACTTACATTGCCACCTTGATTGTATGTGTTTGTAGTATAAGTGTTTTGAATTACTTCACCACCTTGATATGACTGTTGTACTGGTGATGGTGTTGCTGTTGTAGCACCCTCTGGCAATACTTTAAATGGATCATATGGGGGAATCTCAGGAATCTTAGGTATTTCCAATGAGGGAGGTTCATCTGGTATATTTTCCAATGGATCAGCACCAAATAGACCTAGTACATCATTAATTCTATCTTCAATAAAGTTTAATGATGAATTAATTGGTTTTAAAATAAAGTCATTGATTGGACTCAATACGAAATTATTAAATCCATCTATAAAACCATTAACTCCTCTTATAATACCATTGAAAAATTCTAATACTTTATTAAACGCATCAATCAATGGTTGTAAAAATTTCTTTGGGTCCTTTAAAACTTTTAATAAGAATAAAAGTGCTCCACCAAGCAAAATATTTTTAAAGAAATCCATCAACATATCAAAGATTCCTTTTGCAGGTTTCACTACTTTCTTTGTTAAATTCTTATCATCACCTGGTTTCTTTCCTTTACTTTCTAATAATTTTTCTCTACTTGCTCTTTTATTTTTTATCTCTAAAGCATCCTCTTCCCTTTCTTCTTTCTTATCAAGTTTTGCTTGCTTCTTAAGAGTATCTAATATACTTTTTAAATTCTCCTCAAGGTCAGTAAGTTTAAGTGATACCTGATCAATACCTTTTTTTACTTCTTCATTATCAACACTATCTTTCTTCTCTTCTTGAGGTTCAGTGGAAGATGGAATTAAAAGTGTAGAACTAACTTTTTGTTGATCTGTTTTTATTTTATTTGCAGAATCAAAAAATTTCTGTGATGATATTTTTTCAGCATCTTCATTAGAATCTTCTGCAACTTTCTTTGCTGCTTTCTCTTGCTCAGCAAAAAATTTCTTTGCATCAATCTTAGATTTTTCCTGATCCTCAGGTATCTTTATTTTCTTTATTCTAATAAATTCTTTTGTAAGAACTTCAATATCACCACTATCAGCATCGCTGTCACCCATCCTAGCAGCAGCAATTTTCTCTCTGATTAGAGTTTTATATGTGCCAAAATCAATATCACTTCCATCACTAATGCCAAGATAATTGCGCAAGATACCCTGGTCAACTTCCTTGTTTATGTTAGTTTGGGTATCAGTTGCCATTACTTTCTCTTTGCCTTTTCCTCTTCTTCTTTAAGGTGTTGCTCAAGTAGAATGGTGTAAACTTCTCTCTCCCAAGGGATTAAGTTTTCAATCTCAGTTAATGAATATTTATGGTACTGCATCAAGGCAAAATTAAGTTTATAGTATGACATCATATCCATGTGTGCCATACCTATGCGAAAAAACTTGACAGTCCCTCCAGAGTTACTTTACTCTTCTTCTTAGTCTTAGGATTCTTCACATCAATGGTATGAGAAAGTTTAGGCATTGTGCTAAAGAACTTTTCAATCTCCTTGAATTGTGTTGAATTTAATTGCTCAAGAAAATCTTTCACTTCTTGAGGACTTACGTCACTTGTTGACCAAACCTCTTCATTATCATAAATTTTATCAATACAAGATCCAATCAATTCAAATGATTGATCCATATCTGGATTTTCAAATTCAAAATTATTTCTAATAAACTGTTCAAGAGAAGGATACTTCATATCCATAAAGTAAGTATCATCAAGTTTTACAGTTTTAGTATGCTCTTCATTTCTAATAACTTGAATCTCATCAAGATTGATAGAAACTTTCACCTCAGTTTGACCATCATCTGGACAAACAATATTAACTTCTACAACCTCACCAACAGACTTACCTCTAATATTAAGGAAGAGATATTCAATATCAAAGGTAGGTAGTGTTTCAATCTTTACATCTTTACTAAGAATACAATCAGAGATAACTGCCTTGATTGCTGAGGTAATTTGTTGAGAATCCTCAGACTCAAGTGCAATCACTAAGAGTTTTTCCTCCTTAACTAGAAAGGGTCTATACTTAATTGTTTTTCCTGAAGAAGGCAAGTCCAACTCAAATGTTGGTGTTACAATTTTTGGTAAAGGCATGATGTCCTATGATGAAGTCAGTGTGAATATTTAGGCAGTGTTCTGAGATGGTAAAGAGAGTTCACCAGATTGATTTAAGAAATTTAGATTTAGAGAAGTGCCTGGCGCTATTGATGGTGGTGTTCCAACTGTTGATGTTGCTCCAGTGCTATATGGTTCAGTTACATATCTTACAAAAGTAAAGTTCACAGTGAGTCTAAGAAGATCAGTTGCACCATAGTTGATATCCATTGCATTCATGGATAATGGATACCCTTCAATCATAGTATATTTAATACTTTGATTTACTGAAGTATCTCTTTCAAATTTATATAATTCAATAACATTTTTATCTCTATAACCTTGATTAATTGATTCACGATTACCAATAGTTGATCCATCAGGGTAATTCATTCTAAATCCATTTCTAAAATTTTTATAATTCTCATTACTTCCCCTATCATTTATACTTTTTCCAGAAATGAAATCCATCCATCCTTCAAAGAAATGAAGAGTTTTATATTCAGGATCAACTATCATTTGCACTGACATTTGATCATCATACATCCTTCTATATGCCATCTTTTCAGTAACACCCATATAATCAGATGTTACATCATGGGTTGCAAATGATGAACCAGGAAGAGTAGCACTGGTGCAAGCTATATTAATTCTCTCTCTAAGATTAGAAGTTATAGCAAAACCTTTTGTTCTTTGAATATGTGATTTTACACCATTAGGAACATTAATAGACAAAAAATAATTTGATGTGGTAGCTGAATGCATCAACTTATTTTTCAAATCATCTGTGGTGAATTTTTTTATACCTGCGCCAGATTCAGTAGGCATTTATAAATAAATTTGATTACCATACTATGTAGGAGAAAAGTGGGACAATCATTGAAAACAAAATATAAACCCACCAACCCTGACAAATATATGGGCAATCCCAACAATATTATTTGTAGAAGTTCTTGGGAAAGAAGATTTTGTAAAGAATGTGATACTAATCCAGGTGTTGTAAAGTGGGCAAGTGAAGAGTTTTCAATTCCATATGTATCTCCTGCTGATGGTAGAGTTCATAGATACTATCCTGACTTTCTAATTGAGAAAAGTGATGGTAAAAGATATATCATAGAGATAAAACCTGACCATCAAACTAAACCTCCTATAAAGAAGAGCAGGGTAACAAAGTCATATTTGTATGAATGTGCAACTTTTGAGATAAATAAAGCCAAGTGGAAGGCAGCATCTGAGTTTGCCAAAGATAATGGAATTGAGTTTCAGATAATGACGGAGAATCAAATCTTCCCAGAAAAACATCATACTAGGAAGAACTATGGAGCAAGAGGAGTATCTAGAAAGCGCAGAAAATAGATTAGAGTATGTTGTAGATGATATCATCAATAAAACAACTGCTGATGATAGAATGATTGCACTTCTTGAAGTTCTCACTGAAGTTGAAGTTATTCCTGATGTAGGAAGATATTACACTTTTGTATATCAACCAAAGACACCAAGAATAAGATATGATCAAAATCCTTTAATTGCTTGTGTATCTGTAGATAGATGGGGATTTAAAGGTGTTAATTATCACTGGGGTAAGTTTAGAAACTACACTTGGGATGAAGTAATTGGCAATCTTCATGTCATATACCCACTTGAGTTAAGGGATGCAAGATCTATTCCTTTTCAACATTTCCTAATAAATAATTAAATGCAAGGATGATCAATGGCAGCAACCAGTAACAACTCAAGTTTTTCAGAATATCTGGGTGCTCCTCTTGGCGAAACAATTTATGAATCTACATCAATAATTGATAATTATACTGACTCAGCAAATACATCTACTAAAAGAAAAACAAGTGTAAAAACAAGAGTCAATATTACTACTGGTGACATAGAAGTATATCATAAACTATCTAATGATACAGATTTTTTACTATCTACATTCAAAGTAGATGGTTCATTAGTTATTCCTGATACAGCAAGATTTAATCAGTTTTTTGATCCCTCACAACCACACACTCTTCTACAACTTGATAAAATAATAGATCTAGCAACAACAGAAGGATTAGTTAATGCAAAAATAAATTTAGATAATGCCAGTTATGAAACTTTAGCCAATACTGAATTATATAAATCTAAAGCAAATTCATCTGATGTTGAACCTGACATAACCATTACAGTTGAGGGAACCCCCCCAGTTACAGGACAAGGCAATGTAGCATATGAAGCAAGATCAATTCCTAGTAGTCAAAAAAAGTTGTTAAGGTATCCACTGACAATTCCAGATCTGGGATATGACTTTATTAAAATTACAGCATACAAATATGTTGCTGGTGGAAGAGAATCTCTTAAATTAAGTAATAGAAAAAGTGCAAAAGAAAGACTATTAGACAATAACACACCATTGGAAACAATTATTCTTCCAATGCAACCTAATTTCTCTGAATCTAATGCTGTTAATTGGGGTGGTGATAACTTAAATCCACTTCAAATGATTGCTGGTGCAGCTGCTAGGGGAGGGATAGAAACATTAGGAAATTTTGGTAATCTTGAAAAAATGGTTGAAGCAGCGGAAGGTGCCATTAAAGATATAGGAAATGACTTGACTGCAATGTTGAGTGATCCAGCAAGTGGACCAGCATTAGTGGCATACTTTGCAGGTCAAGCAGTTAATGCAAACATTCTTGGTAGAACAGCTGGTGTTACTTTAAACCCTAACCTAGAACTCTTGTTTAAAGGACCCAATCTTCGCACATTTGCTTTTAACTTTAGATTTACACCAAGATCAGCAGAAGAATCAGAAGAAATCAAAAAAATAATTAGAGTGTTTAAAAAGAATATGGCAGTTCAAAGGTCTACTTCAAATCTATTCCTCCTGACACCTAATATTTTTACTGTTGAGTACATTTATAATGCAAATGGTGAAAATGCAGGTGAGCAGCATCCATATTTAAATATTTTTAAACCCATGGCAATGACTAATTTGAATGTCAATTATACACCTGATGGCACATACATGACATATAATCAAACTGGTTCATTAACTTCTTATGACTTACAGATGAGTTTTGGTGAGATAGAACCAATTTATGCAGATGAATATGATGGTGAAAATGGTTCTGATGAAGGTAGATTTAACGACCATCAAAATATGGGTTACTAAAAATGGCAAATTACTTTTCCTATCTTCCAAACTTTGAATATGTTAATAGAATTCCTAGTGAACAGAGTATATCCTCATACACAGAAGTAAAAAATCTTTTTAAAAGAGTTAAACTGAATAATGATTTATTTCAAAATTTAACTAACTTTACAAAGTATCAGATTGTTGGTGATGAAAGGCCAGATAATGTTTCAAACAAAATTTATGGCACTCCAAATTATGATTGGATTATCTTATTATCAAATAATATCATAAACATACAAGATGAATGGCCTATGAGTAATAGGACATTTGAATTGTATATGAACAAAAAATATGGTGTAACAAATTATGATGGAATACATCACTATGAGTCCATAGAAGTAAAAGATTCTAGTGAAAGTTTTACTGTATTAAAAAAGGGACTTGAAGTCCCTTCTGATTATTCTATTACTTTTTATGATGGTGCTCTAGGAAAAGAAAGCACCATCACAAATACAAATTTAGGTGTTACTAATTATGAGTATGAATCAAGACTTCAAGATGATAAAAGAAATATATTCTTGTTGAGACCTGACCTTATTCAAACTGTAATTAAAGATATTAAGAAGTTGATGAAATATCAAGAAGGCAGCACACAATTTGTATCTAGAAGTTTAGTTCAAGGAGAGAACATAAACTTATTTTAGTAAACTATAATAAGAAGCAATTACAAGGAGGGTGAGACACCCTCTCTCATAAGTCCACCTCATGAGTCTGCAAGTTTAGCGAAGTAAGACATAGCGTCATCATCATCGTCATTAGAAGTGGGTGCTGGTTCAGTAACTTTTGATGCTTGGTAAGAATCTTCAAGCTTTCTGAGGACCTGTTCTTCTGTGACTGACTTCTGTTCTGCTGCTGCATAGTTATCATATTCTGTTTCCTCCTCTACTGGTGCTCTACGTGTTGACTTATTTCCAAGAACATAATCAAGACGCTTCTTCAGATCATCATAGGATTTAAATTGATCTGCAGCAGTGAAGGCAGCAAGTGAATACTGCTTCTTCCAAAGTGCCTCAAGGGCATCATCGTCATCCAGGAGTGGTCCAGGACTATCAAACTCAGAGGAGTCATAGTTCCAATAACCAGCAACCTTCTTCAACTTCAGTTTGAAGTTAGCACCTTGCCAGAAGTCAAAAGGATTGATTGGTGTTTCATCTTCAAACTCAGGTTGCATTGCACCCATAATCTTATCAAAGATCTTCTTACCAAACTTATAGAGGAATACACCTCCTTCATTCTGAGGGTTAGCAGGATCTTTGACCACATAGATATTGGCATAGAAGGACAGTTTACGCTTTTGCTTGCGCACAACATCCTTATCTGATTCATTACCACTGTTCCAGAGTTCCCTGTTCAGTTCTCCTACAGGGTCCTTTCCTCCCACAGTGGTCAGGGAGTTTTCAATATACCATCCACCAGGTCCTTGGAAGGCATGAGAGAAGAGTTTTACCCAAGGAAGATCTTCTCCTTCAGGAGCAGGGAGGAAGCGAATTACTGCATACCCATTACCTGACTTGTCCATTTCTGGTTTCCAAAGGCGATCATCTGCACCTCCACCAGTATTGTTCATCTTCTCTACTTCTTTCACCAACTTATTAGTCAGCGATCCAAGGGAAGACTGCTTTTTAAGGTCTTTAAAAGACATTGTATTCTCCGTATTAATTGTATTTGGTCTGTGTCCTTTAGCTTGGTAGAGGATCAGGCAGCCTCAATATAGGATATTTAGGTGGGGAAGTCAACCCTCCCTTTCAATAGTTTTTCTCATGTTAGCAATCATAGAATTCATATTAGAGAACACTGTAGACAGGTCAACATCTGCAGGAAAACCAATCATTGTTGCTTCCTTCATAATGTTCTCTTTCATTAGTTTTGCTTTAGGGTCATCAGATAAACTAAGTCTGGTGTAAAGAATCTTCTGCTTCTGTAGAAGTTCTTCTAATATGTTAATGTGTTCAAGTTTGTCTTCATTAGACATGTTGTGAAACTTGAATACACTTTCATAGATTTTTTCTTGAAGTGCAGTAATGTCCTGCATCTCCTTCTGAACAAATTCTGAATCGAAGAAACTCATACTACTATACTCTTAAGTATTTTTCTATATTTGATGACATCAATATGTAGGAAAGAGTCATATTTTGACAATCTCATGGATAGAAACTTCCATACAGGATCATCTAATTTTTTATCAAAGTTATTTTTAAATCCTATGACTTTATTTAAAAGCACAAGAGACTCCAAAGAAATGTTTTTACCAAGGTGCTCTTTCACAATTTGAGGATGCTTTGTGCCTTTAATATGAAACATGTCATCAAAATTTTTTCCTGAAAAAACATTCTCAACTTCAGACTTAAATGTATAACTCAAAGATTGTAATCTTTTTTTCCAGTCTGTATAGTTTTGTTCCCCATTTCTGACAATTTCTCCAATCCAAAGAGATTGAGGATCATCACAACTGACAAAATTACTAACAAAAAACTCAACTACTTCTGCATCATCTTTTTGCCTACTCAGTTTTTCAAAAAAGTATCTATCACGTCTTTTGTAAAAACTTTCCAAAGAAGCACGTGATTTACCACCATATCTATGGTAATCATATTTTTCTTTTGTAAAATGGTTCTTTAAACCAAGATAGGATTTATAAGCATCAAAGGGTGTCACCTTAGGAATCATAATGGTAGTTTAGCATGACTAGTTTTTTTGAGGAGGTTTAATTCCATTGCCTCACACTTCAATTTTTCTTTCAAAGGTTTGGACATCAACTTAGGAATTGATTCAATGTCCACACTATTTTTCTCACAGAAGAAAACAATGGCATCAATATAAGACATGTCTTTATTTTCATGCGCAATCTTCTCTATCTCTTCAGCAAATTTCTTTGAAGAGTAAAACTTATTCTCAATAAGTTTGTTGATGCTTTCTTCAGTTGACTGT